TGTGACATCAGTTCCGCATTGAGCTTCCCGCCTGTGGGAGCGCCCCCGTTGCCAGCCGGACCAGCGTACCCGCCAGAACCATTGCCGCCCTTGCTGGCGGCCCACTCCTGAAACTGCCCAACAGTCATGTTGGCGAGTTGCGGGTTCGCCTGTACCACTTCCGGCCCGACCAGTGACGCAACCGGCGTATTCGGGTCAGCGGCAAGCACCTTCGACGCCCCGCCTGCCCCGAGGAAATGCGCCGCATAGAGCGACCCGGGATTGATACCGACCCCAGCGCCTTTCAACTGGCGGGCGTTGTCCATCGTAAACGCCTTCATGGCCCGTTCCTGCTGAGCCGGGTCGTTTCGCCCGTCAGGGGTCAAGCCAAGTTCGGGGTGGCTGTCCATCAGCCCCTGCCAGGTGGAGTCGATGAACTGATAGCGGCCCGTGGCGCTGGAGTTGGGGTTTCGCGCGCTGTCGTTGCCACCACTCTCGGCGCGGCGCGTATTGGCGAAGTACGACGCCAGCATCGGGTCTTCGGCATTCGCTACTGCCTGATGCGATCCATTGACGATGCCGTCATTACCCATCCCGGCCGCATTGAGCGGGGTGCCGCCTAGCGGCTGCTGCGAACCACCCTGAGCTGAGAACAGTTTGGCGATGAGGTCGCCAGCGTTTGCCTCGTCGCGATCGTTGCGCCCAGCCTCGACGCCAGTAAGCCACTGGTCGAGAATGTCGCTGATCTTGCCGTCGTACCCCTTGAGGTACGAAATGCCGGGATACTGAAGCGCCATGTCTTACCTCTGCGTCACAGTGCCGGTGAGGCCCTTGCCTCCGCCGAACCCGCCATAGCCGAACGCCTTACCACCGATGCCGGCGATCGTGCCCAGCGCGTCCAGCATCGCGCCCTGCCCCGCTTCCTTGCCCGCCGCCTTCTGGTTATTCGCGCCCATGTAGGCAGACGACAGGCCGCTCTCGAAATCGAGCCCCAGCCCGGCCGCCGTGTTGTCAGCCTGCACGCCGTTGCCATAGATATCGGTGAACCCGCCGAGGTCGTTGAGCCAGTTGCCCCACTCGTCATTGGCCGCCTTCACGCCGTACTGAAGAAGGTCGATATTGGTCTGACCCGACTGAAGCTGGCCCAGCGCCGAAGCGCGCCGCATCAGAGCCTGCTCGCCCTGGTCAAGGCCGAACTCATAGCCGGGGCTGGTCGTGAACGTCTCCCGAGCGCGCCCCGCCCCTTCAGCCCCATTGATCCCGAGCGCATCGGCATAGAGCCCGGCCCCCGACTTGCCATAGTCGAGATAGTCGCCCGTCGTGCCCTGAATGCCCGAGATGATCGGCCGGCCGGTTTCGCCGAGCTGGTTGATGATCTTCTTGTTCTGGCCGGCAGCCTCAATCGTGGCCTTGCCCTTGTTGAGCCCCAGCCAGTCGCCGATGGTGTCAAAGATGCCTGCCATGCCGGGCTCCTACTTCAGCACCCACGCCTTGAGCGTGCCGCTGTTGATGTCCAGAGGTCCGCCGCTCTCGTTCTGGAAACGGACGGAAACCGTGTTTGCCGCGCTAACCCATGCGCTGATGGTGATGCCGGAGGTCGTCAGCGAGAACGAAGCCGCAGCCATGTCGCCAAGGGCGGCGCCCGTCACACTGACGGTTGTTGTTGCCCCAGCCCCATCCGCAAGGCTTGGCGGGTCGTAGGTGACCGTTCCCTCAAGTGGGATGAGCGCCGTAACCTTCTGAGCCAGTTCCGCAAGCCAGTCGTACCAGAGCTTGTCGACCAGCCCGTTTGCGTCAACGAACCGCTGCGCGGGAGGCGGGATAGGCCTGGGCTTGCGGATCACGCTGCCCGCTCCTCAACGTCCATCGCTGCGCCAAGAAACACCACTTCCACCGGGTCGCTGACCTGAATGCGCCACTGGCGGCCGCGGCGGTTGGTGACGCCAGCCCGGAACCAGTCGAGAGACACGTCCTGCCCCTGAGCGCCGAGCAGAAATTCCCGCGGATTGCTGAAGGTGCGCCCGCCATCGTCGGAGTACGAGATGAGTGCGCGCGGGTTGCTCTCGATAGGGTCTTCACCCGCATCTATGCCAACGCCGGTCACAAAATCGAAGCTGGCGCGTTTGACGAACAAGCGGCCGGGGAAGCGGTGCGCCTGGTTGGACCTGATATCCATCACCAGCGGGTCATCATCCTCGCGACGTGACGTAGGATCGACGGCAAACACCTTGCCGCTGTCACGGTCGAACACCAGCCATTCATCGAAGGCATTGACGCCGAAGCGCGCCCGCCAGCGGTCGGAGCCGTATGAGGCGCGTTCGTACCATTCGGAGGTGGAGAGGTCGAACAGCCATGACCATGTGGGGCCGGTCACCACCACGCACTGATGACCAGAGACGACGTGAACCGAAGCCTCGATATCGTCGGGGTCTGCAACAGCCTCGATAAGCCGTTCCAGCGCAGGGGTGGAAATGCGGGTCGGGGAATAGCCGTCCAGCCGGCGCACCGTATTGTCGTTGGACACGAACACTAGAGCGGTGGAGAACCCCGGCTCCCATCCCGTCACGGCATAAGGCCCCTTGAGCCCCACCGGCAGCACCGGGCCGCGATTGAAGGCGAAGCCAGTGGGGTTGCCGGCATTGCTCCAGATTTCGATGGTCGAGTTGCCCATCATGGCCAGTTCACGCCCAATGGCGACCACGCGGACGAGCCCATCCGGGTCAGCCTCGGCAGTGGTGAAGTCAACGCCTGAGAACGTCGTAGCGTTGATGCCCGACTGGTACACCTTGCCAGCCGCGGAACTCACCATGAAATAACTGTCGATCCAGCAGATCGAATTGGCGGCCGGCAGGTCGGGGTCGGTGAAATCGCTTATCGTGGCCGTGCCGGTGTTGATTTCAGACATGCCGGCGGAGTGGACAATGAGCACGTTGGGCGTTGCCGCCATGTTGCGCGCCATGAACACCGGGCCTGTCCCGCCGATGGTGCCGGTCAGTTCAGTGACAGCATAGTCGCTATCGACCGAATAACCCTTGTCGCCGCTGATGACGTAGAGCAGCGAGCCCACGAGGATAGAGCCGCGCGCCTCAGTCTCAGTGGTGGTAAAGCGGGTAGTCAGCCCCGCCGCCCGGCGCCACAGCACAGACCCGCGCGACCCCTTCGGCGCCTTCTCCGCATAGCAGTTGATGAGCCGCCCGCCGTTCTCGGTCGGGTTGGTTCCCGGTGCCGTCCCTGTGGGGAAGTCGATCGCAGGCATCAGAAATAATCCGTCTGCTGCGCCTGACCCGACAGGATCGCCGGTTCAAGCTGGCGCAGCCGTGCTTCGCAGCGCAGTCGCAGGTTGTCGTCGTACGCCCCGCCGAACACCCGCGCCTTGGAATTGGCGAGGATCAACGCCAGGTGGATGAAGGCGTCGTTGTCGAACTCGTCGGGGTCGCCCCACTGGTACACGTCGCGGGTGGCGAGGTCGCTCATGACCGGATCGATCTCGTTCTCGATAACTGCAACGTCATCGGCAGACGGGGTGACCCCAGCCGCCTTGACGCCCAATTCTTCGAGAGCGCGTTCGATCAGTTCCTGTCGGGACTTTGCCATGAGCGATTGCCTCAGTCGGCCACGTAGGCTTCTTTGTCGTCGTCGCTGAGCGCGTTGAACGCCGCGGCATCCGACTTATCGAGACCGTCCTTGACCGGGTTGGCCTTGTCGCCACCGCGGACGATGACCCACTTGCCACGCCCAAGGTGGACGGCAGCGAGCCCGTTGGGGTCAACGGCAGTCTCACCGCTGAAGAACGGATGCCGCGACAGCTTGGCCGCCACGGCTTCGCTCACTTCGACCGGCTCGCCACGATGGAACGTGTAGCCGAGCCAGTCGGTGGTCGCAGGTAGAGCGAACTCCTCTACCTGCTCATCGCTCGGATCGTAGACAATGCCGGGCATCGCTTACGATCCTACGGTGGTGACGTACTCGATGATGAGGTACGCCTCGCCGGCCGCCGCATCGTTGTTCTGGCCGTTGTATCGCCAGGTGACGATGGCGTCCTTGGTCTGCATGATGTTGGACGTTGCCGCCAGTTCATCCAGAGCGATGTAGCCCACCCCCGAGATGGTGAGCAGCGTGGCGTAGCCGTCCGGGTCGTCGGTGGACGAGCCATCGCGGAAGCCGACATCGAGCGTGTCGGTGCCAGAGTCACCGAAAGCCGTGACCACATGAACGCCGCCGCCGACGACGCTGGCATAAGCGGGGAGCTTGCCCGCCAGCACGTCAACGATGGTGTTTTCCTTGAGGTAGGTGATCTTCTCGACCAGAACGTGCTTCACGCCGTCGTAGAGCATGTCGCGCGCGGTCGGAGTGCGATTGAGACCGGCCATTGCAGCGGTCCTTTCCTGAATGTGATGAAGGGAAAGGCCGCCCGAAACTCAATCCGGGCGGCTAGATCGATCAGGCGTCGGACGGAGCCGCCACGAACACAGAGACGCAGCCCCACTGCTTGAGGGTGGAGGCGTCGTTCGGATGCTTCTTGAACATCTTGGCGGTGCCGAAGGCCATTTCGGTGCCCACGCCCTTGATGAAGCCGTAGTCGTCTTCCTTGCGGAAGGTTGGCTTCGGACGCTGGCCCCAGCCGAGAACGGCCGCCTGCTGGCCGCACAGGAACACGGGCTCGACACGACCCGAGGAATCGCCGGCAGTGGTGAGCGTGGTCCACACGTTGGTCACGAACTGCGAGATTTCCGGCACTTCACGGATGATGACGCCATCGTAGAGCAGGTCGCCGTCCTGGAAGAGCGGGTTATTGTCCATGCCCATCGCTTCACGGGCGCGCGCGTCCTTGTTGATCGTCTCCAGCGAGTTCTTGGCATCGCGGAAGGCGTTCGTGCCGGCGAACATCACGTAGTATTCGTAGCCCTGACGGACCTTGAACGGCTTGATGTGCGGATCGGCCAGCTTGGCAACACGCTTGGCGAGCCCGATGACGCCCTTGGTCAGGCGGTCATTGGTCGTGTCGAGCGCGCCGAGGGCGGTGGCGTGGGTCGCGTTGTAGTTGCTGATCGCGGCGCCGTAGAGCACGCGGTCGGAGTTGTTCGCGTTCCAGGTGTTACGCTGGGCAGCGGTCGCCGCCTCGTACAGGACGCCGTTGACGGTCATGCCGTCGTCGGAGCCGAGGCCGGTGGGCTCGGAAGTGGACGGCAGTGCCATGAGCGCCTGAATGAGGTCGTCGCGCTGGCGCTCCAGACCCCACTCGGAGAGCAGCGGCTTGGCCTCACCGAAGATATCGGCGCTGTCCTTCTGCTCTTCCGACTTCTTGGTCGCCACGGCATGGCGCGCCCAGTCGATCCATAGGCGCATGCCGTAGTTGTCGATACGCTCTTCGTTACCGACAAGCGTGCCGGAGCCCTTGCCGCGACCCTTGAGGCGGGTCACGAGCGGGATGTTCATCTGCTCGCCGCCCGAAGTCAGCTCTTCCTTCAACCGAATGATCGAGTTGATGGAAGTGCCCATGTAGGGGGAGAACATGTTGTCGCGCACGAACTCGCGGTAGATTTCGCGAGTGTACTTGACGAGCTTGTTATTGCTCTCGACCTGAGTCTGAGCCATTTCGATGTTCCTTTTGGGTTCTGCCCCTAGCGGTTATTTCACCGAGAGGCCGCGAGGATTTCGTCCAGGCTCTCATCTCGGTCGGTCACCGAATGCCCGGCAGGGATACGGTTGAGCGACGGAGGGAGCTTGACGACGGGGTTTCGATTGGATGGCTGGGACGGAGCGGGCTGGGGCTTGTTCGGGTCGATCCCGAACTCTGCCATCAGTTCGGCGCGGAGCTTTTCGCGCATGCTGGCTTCCTGAACAGCGGGGCTGCCCTGGTGCCAGCGGACTACATCCCCCACGGGATCATGGGACTTGGACAGTTGCGCCTTGACGGCACTGCCATCCATCTGCCCGGCCTTGATGGCCTGCTTGATCGCGTCCTGCGCCGCCTGAACCGCTTCCTTGCCGTGTTCGGCAATGGCTTCGGCTCGGGATGCCCGGAAGGTCACCGCCTGCAACTGCTCCTGGAAGGGAGACAGCTTTTCCTCGACAAGGGAGTTGCCCCAATTGTCGGGGTCGTCCCATAGCTGGGGCCGCGGCTTCGGTTCGGGCTTCGGCTGTTCTGGCTGCTGCCGCTGCTGTAGAAGCACCGACATCTGGCCACGGAGTTCCGCCAGGTCATGCTCGAGCTTTTCAGCGCGGGCGGTTTCGGCCTGACGTTTGCGCCGTTCTGCCGCCACAGCCGCCACGGGGGCGTTATGCTGGCTTTCCGGCTCTTCCTCGTGGTCCTGCTCGCCTTCGGGCTCCAGCGCGTCGGGCTGCTGCTCATCCCCCTTGGGGGCGAAGCGGCCGTGCTCGTCACGGTTGAGACCTTGGGGCTGTTCAGCCTCAGGGGTTGGGGTTTCGACTACCGGTGCAGCGGTCGAAAGGATATCGTCCAGCGACTCTTCGTCGTCTGCCATCAGTCTTCTCCAATGTCGTAGGAGCTACGAAAACGCCCGGTGATCCGGCGGCGATGAGCGCCCGTAAGTCGGCGGCACTTGGCTCTTGCGCTTGGCCATGCGGATCGCCCGTTATCCCCGGCGACGGGAAACTGTGTCAGTGCGGATGACCCAGCACACTCGATCTTGGGGCGTGGGGGTCAGGCGCCGAGGCGAACGCCCTGTTCACGAACGCGGAACGGCTCCTTGCTGAGGTTGCGGAGCTTCGCGCTGCCGCTGAATGTCCAGTTGCTTGCCCACGAGGTCGAGGCGCTTGCCTGCAATGTCGAGATTGCCCTTGATCTCGTCGCGCCGGGCTGCCGCCTGCGTTGCCGCGAGCTTCATCTGCCCATCGGTGTACTTGTTCGCGGCTTCCATCATCGCGGCACGTGGGTCTTGGCCTGCGCCTGCTGACCGGGCGTCAGCCATCGCCTTCATGGCCTGCGCTTCCTTCAGCTTGGCGCTGGCCTCCGTCTCATGCACTTCGGCCTGAGCGCCGCGCATCTGAAGCTGTTCCGCCATCTGCGCCTGCGGATTGGGCTGGTTCGCCTTCTGCTCTGCGTCCCGGAATGCCTTCTTGGCTTCAGCCGGGAGCGCCGATGTATCGATCAGCGTCTTGAGCGCGGCGTTCGCCACTGGCGGCGTGAGCAGCGGGGCAATGGCGGGGAGTATCTGCTTCAGCGTCTCGTGCGTATCCTGCTGCGCGTTGATCGTGTCCGGCCCCTCATCGAGGATGATGTCCACGTCAAGCTCACCGATGGCGTTCTGCAGCACTGGCATGCCATCCGGCCCGACCATCGGCATGCCCATCTCATCGGTGGCCGGCTGGTTGATGCCGACGAACTGCGGCACGTTCTCGTTGTCCGTTACCCTGATCCAGCGTTCGGCCGTCCAGTGCTGGCGAACCGCGTTCCAGATCGCCCGGTAAACCCTGAGCTTCCACCCGCGATAGGCGAGCAAGTACGGACCAAGCTCGGCAATGCCTGCCTGCTGCTGAAGCTGGATCGCGCGACCCGACATGTCCTGCACGCCCGTCCCCATCAGGGCGGGGTTGAAGCCGATGTTGTCGATTTCGGCGCGGGCATCCTGAAGGAAGTTGACCTGTCCCGTCAGTTCCGCAGACTTGGCGTTGTCATCGAACTCAGGCGGCTGGGTGCCGGCCGGATACCGGATCACACCATCGGGACGCGCTGCCTCGCGGCGTACTTCCTCAACATTCAAGCCTGTGCCGTCTTCGATGACCATGCGACGGCTGTTGAGTAGGTGCAGGCCCTTCGACCGGCGCATGTTGATCTCGTCGGCCGCGGACTTCATCATCCGCCAGAAACCGTAGCGGTCGCCGTCCTGATCCACGTTGGCCGAGTACATGATGTATCGGCAGAAGCTCTTGCCGCTCTCGTCCACCAGATAGCTTTCGCCCTGGTCGAGCATCACAGCCCCGGTGTAGAGGCACCAACGCCACTGGCCCTTGGCAATGTACCAGTGATCTACGAGGCGGAGGCGCTTTGTTCCGCCCTCAGTCGTGATCCACTTCTCATCGGAAGCCGGGTCGCTGGTCAGGTCGTAGCCAGAACTGATCGACTCCTTCAGTTCCTGTTCCTTGTCGGGGAACAGATCGATTGCCGCGTCGAGGTCGAGCCACTTGCCGATGCCCATGTAGCGCGCATCGGAGAAGTCATCCCGCAGCGACCGCGGATCGTAGAAGAACGAGCCGGCGTCAACGTCATTGATCCCGACTTCAGGATCGCCACGGTCGCCCGGCTCAATGGTGATCTCGACGCCGCCGATGCCATCGATCGCGCCTGCAAGCCCGCATCGGGGAGACAGCGCGGACCACTGCTGTTGATCGCAGACATAACGCAGCACGGCTGTCGCCAGTTCGGCGCCTTCCTCATGCTGAGGGGTGCGCGGGAAGCCGCGCGGGTCTTGCTTCTGACGTTCCAGCAATCCGACAATGGCGTTGATCTTGCGAGCGCCGGGGTTGAACGTGACGATGGGCTGGCGGCGCTTCTTGAAGACACGCACCTGATCTTCGGTCCAGTGCGCGCCATGCTGGTACGAGCGCGCCTGCTTCTGTTCCTTGATCTCTTCGGTCTTGCCGTCGAGATAGTCGAGATACTGGCGCTTGAGGCGAGCGTGCAGCGCATCGTCAGGCGTGTCGGATGACGCGCCGGGCGAACTGCCGGTCGATCCTGCTGCATAGCCGGTGCGGTTCATTGCGCCTCAGTACGTTTGCCAGTCATCGACGCGCTCGCTGGGCTGGCGGGCGCTGTAGTCGCTGAACTTCTTGGCCGGGTCTTCCTTCGGCGGCGGGTTCATGAACATCTTGTCGAGCAACTGCCCGACGAGGCCCAACGCATCCACCTGGTCGTCATGCACGCCAACCGGGAAGCTCATCATCTCGCTGACCAGATCGGCCTTCCATGAGGCATTGGCTGGGATGTAGAGCCCATCCATTGCCATGCGGCCACGGATCGACTGCGCCCGCACTGCCTTGTCGCCACGGGTCGGGAACTGCTCACGCGCTACGAACGCCTTGCGCTCACGCATGCGCTTGGTGAGGAACGGCCCGACGCCGGCCTTGATCTGCCCGGTTTCTTCAGCCCAGCCGATGGGCTTCCACTTCAGCACGAGGTCGCAGAACGCTTCGACCCAACGATCTGAGCTGGCCTGCGCTCGCCACAGGTCGAGCAGCCAAAGCCGCCCCTCGGCATCGATACCCACCACGACATGGACGGTGAAGTCTCCGCCGTCGTCCGTCACCGCGTAGTCGCTGGCACCGTAGACGTTGAGCGTGTCGCGCTCAGGGGCCTTCTCGTATGGCCTCAGCCATTCAGCCTTGAAATAGTCACCACTCTCAGGCGCCGGCCGCTGCTGATAGAGCGCTGACCAGTCACGCGGCCCGATCGCCAGCTTGATCTTCTCAAGCGCCGCGACAGGGTACTGCTCAGGCCAGAGCGCTTGCCCGGCATCGTTGATGGCCGGAAGGTCCAGAACCTCCCAACCTTCGTGCTGGTGCTCGGCGAGCAGCCACCCGCTCAGGTCATCTTCGTGCCAGCGGGTCTGAATGATGACCACGCGGCCACCCGGCATCAGGCGGGTGTAGGCTGTCGACGTGTACCAGTCCTTGGTCTTCTTGCGGACGACCTCGGAGTCGGCATCTTCCCGGTTCTTCACCGGATCATCGATCAGCAGAAGGTGCGCGCCGCGACCAGTGAGCGGCCCGCCGACGCCAACTGCGAAGTAAGCCCCGTTCTGGCCTGTGCTGAAGCTGTCCAGCGGCTGCGTCACATGAAAGCGCCGCGAGCTGGTGCTATCGTTCTTCAGCCCAACGCCGGGGAATATCGCCCCATAGGTCGCATCGGCAATCTGGTTGCGCACCTTGCGGCCGAAATCGTCGGCAAGCTCCTGCGCATAGGTTGCGGCAATGACGTAGTGGTCAGGGTTGCGCCCCAGATACCACGCCGGGAAGAACTCGCTTGCCAGCATGCTCTTGCCGTGCCGAGGCGGCATCGTAATCATCAGGCGCGAGATTTCGCCGCGCTCTACTGCCTCCAGCTTTCGAGCGATGAGCCGATGGTGCGGCGCGTCACGGTATCCTGGCCACTGCCATGCCGCATACGAGATGAGCCGCGAGAACGCGAAGTCCTCAGGTGTTGGCGCGAGCTGCGGCTCCTCAGGTGTTGGCGCGAGCTGCGGCTGCAACAGCAGCGTCCCTCTGCTCCTTGGTCACGAGGTCGATTGAGCCAGAATGGTTGTGGTCAACCTTGTCGCGCCAGCTTTGCCCGCGCCGGTTCTTGAGCCAATTGAGCGCAGCGCCGGCATCACCGGGGATGAAGGTCATGTACTTCACAACCTCATGCTCGCCGTTCGGCCGCTTGACGACTTTCTCAACCTGAACATGCTCGCCAGTGGCGCGCTTGTAGAAGCTATCGGCTACGTTGGCATCGGCAATGGTCTTGCCTTCGTTGACTGCCTGACAAAAAGCGATCTCGTCGGCCATCCATCGGTAAAAGGTCCGCTCGCTGATGCCGAAGAACTCGGCCATTTCCTCATTGGTCAGGCCCAGCAGCGCGAGCTTGCGCGCCTGGTCGTTCATGCTGGGATCGTACTGGCTGTCACGGCCGGGGCCGGGCACTGGCAACTCTGCCATTCGGCTCACCTATGCTTGAAACACAACCGCTCCCACCGGATGAACGGGGAGGGCGGGGGAATTGGGCTTTGGAGTGGTTGCGGGTCTCGGAGTTGCACCGGCTAGTCCGGGATATGAGCCCGGTGAGCGCACTGGCGCTCTTACCCGCCAC